ATGTACGGAGTCGAAGCCAGAGGCAATTCTGTCCGAATATACTTTCGTTATGACGGGGAGCTCTGTCGCGAGCCGGTGCCAGGCGGTAATACCGAAGCAAACCGAGCACATGCCAAGCGTTTGGTTGACATGATCGAATATGAAATACAGGCAGGTATATTTGATTACTCGCGTCACTTTCCCACTTCATCCCGATTGGAAGAGAACACTTTTGGCCACTACCTTGAGCTATGGCTCAGCATTCAAAAGAACAATGTCGCAGCCAGCACATACAGGGGGTACGCCAACAAGGCCGAAGTCCATGTAAAACCTAGGTGGGGCGAGGAAAAGATCGATAAGATCGATCACCTTGATCTGCAGCAGTGGGTGCAAGGCACGCTGTCTGCTCGCCTCAAGAACAAAACCGTACGGGATATCGTCAGTAACGTTCGCCAAGTCTTCAAACTCTACCGAACCCGGAAGCGGGTTGCGCACGACCCCACGGAGGGCCTACTGGTACGTTTGCCGGATCCAGCCGTACCAGATCCATTCACCCGCGCCGAGATCGAGCAGATCATGGCCACCCCAACCAACCGCACCCTCGAGCTGCTCATGGTGCAGTTCATGATATGGGCTGGACCTCGCGTGTCCGAGACTTTGGCCTTAGCCTGGGAAGATGTCGACCTGCAGGCAGGCACGGTGACGTTTCGTCGATCAAAGGTGCGGGGCGAATACCGAGTGACAAAAACTCGCCGATCACCCGTAAGGTGCGGCTGATAAAGCCGGCACTGGACGCATTGCAGAAGCTCAGGGCATTGACACAAAAAACTCGCCCGCATCACGTCGATATCGTGGAGCGTGATAACAGAACTGTGCGGCAGCACAAACTTCATTTCGTGTTCCTGAATGCGTCCAGTGGGGAGCCGCACGTAAGCGACTTCACAATCCGTGATCGTTTTTTCAAGACGCACCTGGAGCATGCAGGCGTTCGCTATCGGGGGCCTGGCCAGTGCCGTCATACCTATGCAAGTCAGATGCTCAGCAGCGGAGTGGCGTCGATCGACTGGAGTGCTGAGCAGATGGGGCACACCGATGGAAACATGATCCACAAGCACTATGGCACCTGGATCAACGAGGACGGCCCGGACGTCATCGGCATGCTGGAACACGCCCTCAAACTGTAGCGCCATTCCCATATTGTTCCCATATCGGTCCCAGGGCCCACTTTTTCAAACCCCAGAAACCACAAAACCCCTGAAATTCTTCAATGAATTCAGGGGTTTTGCGTGTTTCAAATATGGCGGTGAAGGAGGGATTCGAACCCTTGATATGTCCGGATTAGGCCGCAATAGCAAGGGCGATAGCATTTTCTGATGGTCAGTCGCGGCCTATTACGGCCCCGTACTTGCCCTAGGTTTGCCCTAAGGATCAAGCCGTCAGTTCGGTGGTGGTACGGAACCCCATCATCTGCGAAACAAGGCCTGCAAGACTCTTGGTGTCGCCGGGGATCCATCGACCGTAGTGCTTCTTCACCATTGTGGTATCAGTGTGGCCCAATTGTCGAGCAACCCACTCGACGGGCACATAACTCGACAGTGCCTGACTGGCAAAAGTATGGCGACACTGGTTGGGTCCTCGATGGCGGACGCCGACAGATTTCAGGTGGCCAGCGAACCATCGACCCACACTTGACGCATGCCACGGCTCGCCGCTCTGGCCGTTGCGGAACACGAACCTGACGTTCTCCCGCTTGGTTGAATTGTTGTCCCGCTGCACAACCGTGATTGGAACGGCTGGCTGAGCTCCGGTAATCTCGAACTGAGCTCTCAGGTAGGCTATCGCCGGGTCTATAAGCTCAACGCGCCTTGCGCGGCTTTTCTCCTTTGGAATCTTGTATTCCGTCTCAACTCGGGCGCGACGAATCATAACCGTGCCTCCCTCAAGATCCACGTCATCCCATCCCAATGCAATAAGCTCTGACAGCGACAATCCCGCCCAGCAGTCGAACAAGATCATATTGATATCCTGCTGCCTGGCTGATTTGATCTTGCTTAGCGCCTCCAGCTCTTCGCGCGTAAACGGATCAGCGCTGTCTTCGTCCGAATCGCGCTCGATGTTCTTGATGCGATCAAGCGGATTGGCCCGCAGTACGCCGTCGGCATACGCATCACCCCAGACGCCACGCACAACCGTGAACACGTCGTTCACCGTCTTTGGCGACAAACCCTTCTTTAATAGCTGTGCCTGGAAAAGCTCAAGGTCGCTCTTGTTTATGTCGGCTATCCGCCGCTTGCCGAACTTCTCGACAACGTGGTTCGCCTTGTACTGGTAGTTGCGACTGGTGCTCGTCGCCTTCTTGGCGCATTGAACCTCCATCCAGCGCTGAACTCCCTCCGCTACAGTTCTCTTGGCGTTCGACGTGCCGCTCTGGGAAAAAACGGCGGCGCGCGGTGAGTCAGGGAAGTGGGCCGCATAATCGAACCGACCCTCCTTGATCTCGGTGAGAATCGTCATCCGCTTGTTGGACGCATAGGTAATGGATGCTTTGTTGACCTTCGCGATACCTGGCAATGGCTCCCGGCACCGCTGGCCATGCAGCATGAAGACAATCCTCAGCTGCTTGCCGTTCATCTCAACGCCGGTGGGCATTTTCTCTATCATGTCTTCCCTTCCATCCATGCCTCGATGTTTTTGCGGTTGTAGACGATGCAGTTGGCAGGGTCCCAGCGCCAGTGTTTTCCCTCAAGCCATTGGCCGCGAGATCGATATTTTCTGGCAGCCTCGCTGGAAATACCAAAAATCACTTGAAGGACTTCGCCGCGGAACCATGCTCCGGGATGCAACTGATACTCAGCTTTTTGTAGCGCTGCCATGATGGTTTCCTCTGGTGGTGCTGATAACGAAGCGGTACTGCTCCGGGCCGCGCTGGGCGGCGGAAGGGGTTATTCCCAGTCGTGACTGAGCTTCGGATTGATGGGCGGTATGCATTGAAGGGTTTTTAGATCAAGCAGGGTGAAGTGGCCGTCCATCCATCCGCCCGTATCGATGTGGTAGACGTTCCCGAGCAATGCGGGCTGCTTGAGCGGCGTATGGCCAACGACCACTGCATGGATGCCGGATACTGGCGTGCTGTCCGCATCACTTATGCGGCTGCGCGACCACTGAGCTACCGCCTGAACGTGATCCCGCTCGGATGGCGAGCCTGTTTCCATGCTCAGCCTGAAGTCTGCCCAGCGACCATAAGGCACATCTGCATGCACTAGCCCAACAAGACCTTTAGCTGTCTCGACCTCAATCGCTATAGGCAGATCAGCAAAAAGAGCGGCATAGTTCTGCTGCTCGTCGCGATTCATCGCCAAGAACCAAGCACCGCCGTTTGCCAGGTGCATTCCGCTGTCAAGCAGTCTTCCAGCAGCGTCTATGGCCATCTGCTCATGGTTTCCGCAGACAGCATGGAACCACGGCTTATCCAGCCACTTCAGCGAATCAGTGCTTTCTGGCCCGCGGTCAACCAGATCTCCGACACTGAATAACCGGTCGACGGCAGGGTCAAAGCCCGCCGCATCCAGTGCCTTCTGTAGCCGGGTGAAGTGCCCGTGAATGTCGCCGACGGCATAATCACGGCCAGCAGTGTTTGCGGCGAAGCGCTTAATGCGCGCCACCTCCATTGTTCTTATCATGCGCACATCTCCGCCCGCCGATCACCGGCAGGCTCTGTAGGGAAGGGGGTTATGAGTACTGGCGGGAGATTCGGTCGGCGATGCCTTCCAGTTTCTCGGCCATGTAACTCATGTCGTTGTTGTCGCGGCGGGAGACGACAGGAGAGCGGTCGACATTGCGGCCCTCTAGGATTCGGGCTGCGACGCGGATCATCCCGGCCTCCAGCCTTCTGCGCAGCCAGCCTTTGCGCGGGATCATGGCGTCACCAGCCGCTGCGCCCACTGCACGTATGGGCCGTCGTCCGTATCGAAGATGCCCAGAAGAAACCAGCCGGGCTCAGCGGGTGCTTCAGGCTCCCAGCCGAGGCAGTTGGCTGCTCCTTCTTCCCAGTAAGGGTGCGATTCAAGTTCGGCATCCATGTGCCAGCCGACCACCTTCAGCTGCTGGCCATCAAGCCAGGCTTTGTAGGCGGCATGGTCTTCATCGAAATCAGGAATGTCTGGGTGATACCAGTAGCCGTCCTCGTCGCGAGTGACTTCGACGGGGCCTATCAACTTTTCTTCGGGCATGACTTCGTCCTTGCCGCACACGCGGCTGACATTGAATTGATTGAGAGGGGGTGGTTACTGCGGGGTGTTCGGGCGCACCGGGCAAAAGTGAGGCGCTGTCAAACCCTTGGAGAAGCGCTTTATGAGTTCAAGTATCGGCCTTTCGGCGGTGATACTCGGTTGTTTCGGCACTGCCTGGGCCGCTGCACGCCAGCAGATTGGCCTGCTGGTCATCGCCAGTTATCCATGTTGTATTCGGCGTCATACGCTTCTTGCGGTGTTTGATTGCGAGCCCAGTTGTACTGTTTCCAGGTTTCGGGCATGCCCGGGGTGTTACCCGAGCGCCTGGCGATTTCCAAAAGCTGAGCCCACCAATCATCCCAAGGCGTTTTATTTGCGGCTGGTCCGGTCATGCCTGCTCGCTCGCGGTTGGCGAGCATGCATTGCACGGCTCGTACCAACCATCCTCAAGCCCGCGATAGAAAATTTCACGATTGCCGTTGCATGCTTCGCAGACTTCAGGCTTTTTCACGGGCTTTCCCAGTCGTATCGGAGAACCAATGCGTTCCGAGACTTCATCGAATTTAGAAACGGTTGCGGCGCCAAGATCAATGCCCAGCTTGAACGCCAAAATATCGAGATAGCACTGAATGTCGGCAAGCTCTCTCGCGATATTTGGCAACGCTGCTTCTAG